GGGTCGATGCCGTAGAGGTCTTGGACACATTCCAGTTCCACGCGACTGCTGAGAGGGTCGAGTTTCTTGCTTACTATCCGCAACTGCCCTATGTCGGGCAGCGATACGACCTGACCCGGACAGACCGCCCGGATGCCGCGAGTGCAGGTGATCTTGAGTCGGGACATGTTGGCGTGATCTTCGGCGGCTCGGCGGTCGGCAATCTTAACGGCTACTTCCCGATCTGTTACCGAGGAGAGGTCTACTTGATGGGTGCGGGGCGAGCCGACGCAGACACCATCGTTGTCGTTGACTATATCGGCTTGATCGTAGTTCAAGGAGCGGTCCAGGTACATATAGATGATGCGAGAGGCTTCTTGAGGCCCCAAGGCGGATTTGATCTCAATTTGATCTAGCTGGCATACACTCTCATCGAGTTCGGGCACTGCTTCGGTTACGGGGCGAATGGACAGGAATTTCAGGAAGTGAGCCGCTTGGGGGATGAACACTCCGGCATCTTGCATGATCTCGGCAATCTTCTTGATGGCCGCCGTACCGTCCTGGGCAAAGAGGTTCATGGGCAGGTGCTCGGTCTCGCACAGCACCCCGAACGCTTCCAAGGAGATGCTGTCTACGTAGGAGTGCGACAGGCCCACGCCGTGAGGGTAGGGGGCGGTAAGCAGTTGAAACAGGGCATGGGCTGGGTTGATGCCGGTACTGGTGCCGTTATCGAGCCATTGACTGCTTTGGGAGAGGGGAGTATAGCCCGCACAAACCTCTATTTCGTATTCTAACACAGGCCAGATAGCGGAGGTGCCCAGCACCTTGTTTCGCCATTCGATGTAGCACATGTACGGCCAGCGAGAGGACACCCCTACGCGGCCTGCGTCGCCCAGGTAGGTATTGATCGGCTGGTCGGATTCTCCCCAATAGATAACAAAGGAGCCTCGGCTGTGAGGCAGCGTGATAAGGGAGCCGGAAGGCGTCGTAGTCGAGTCCAGGGGAGCAGGCAGGATGTTCTTGCCGTTGAGGTATATCTTGTGCAGTTTACGGGCGGGGCCGACACAGAGCAGGTGCATGGCTCGTTCATAGTACGTCGTCTTGCCGCTGGAACTGGTCTGTGTTCGACGATTTCCGGCCCAGGCGACTACAGGCCCTACGCGACGGGTGCCGATGACGAGCGGGATATAAGAGCCTCTTTCTGAGAGGGTGGTAGGCTTGGTATCTCGCAAGGTTTTGGGCTTGTTGCTCTTGGCGTAGAGGTACGAGGCGGTGTAGGCAAGGGCTATTGCGACGGCGGTAACGATTATTTGGGCAGCCATGTTGCTTTCTCCTGGATTTTCCAAGCTCTTTGTATATTGGTCAGGGCGCTGAAGCCGGTTTGGACGACGCCCACGCTCTCCACCGCGTGCCATGCCGTGTAAGGGGCGGTGCCGACTATGAAAACGTGTCCGGGGCCTTTGCCGATTCGCTTTACGGCAATATCGCCTGGTTCCAGGGCTTGTACCGGCCCTCTGAGCACTTGGTGAGGGAATCGGCGGCACAGGTGCTTGACGGTGCGGAACGCCTCTCTAGGGGCATGGACGGCCAGCGAGGAGGGATGGCGAGGTACGGGCACTTGCAGACCGAAGAGTTCGCTAAGGACTCCGGCCACAAAATGCACACAGTCCACGCCGACGCCCTTGCAGGACTGGCCCGGCATGTAGGGAGTGCCTTCCCATGATCTCAAGACGGACTGCAGGCGAGCAGTTACGCGGTCTCGAACAGGGGATTGTAGGAGGGGATCGCTAATCCCACGCCAGAGAAATGTTCGATGTTGTTCCATTTGTTCGCACAGGTACTTGCTGATTTGTCACAGCCGGGGGTGACTTCTACGGTTTGCCCTATCCACTCTATCGGGGCGGGCTGTACGAGTTCCAAGACGTTTCCGGTAGGCTGTTCACGGACCATAATAGATAGACCATCGCGGGAAACAAAGCCCTTACGCCAGTGCTGTGCTGTGATGGTGGTCAGACCGTCCACTTCTACCAGTCGTCCCGCACAAAGGGCGGTGCCTGTTTCTTTTTCTGTGGAGAGGTCGATGCCGCAATTGCCGTCGCCTAGTTGCCAGATACAGGTAGTGACGGCGGGAATGCCCAGGGGGACATCGAGCAGGCTCTTGAGCGAGGCTACGGTCAATTGGACCAGACCGCTCGCACCGCCAGGGCTGCGGCTTACTTCGGTCATAAACCCGAAGAATATCTCGTCCTTGGTGGTGTCGGGACTGTCGGGCGATGCCTCGTACACGGCTACGGTTATAGGACTGTGTGCTTGCCCGTTTTGTATCTTGTCGATAGGGCTTTCGGGAGGCATTTCCAGGGTCATCGGGGTATCTTCCATGCCGCCGTCCAGTTTGGGAAGTTCGATGTCGATTTGGGGAAGCGAAGTCCAGGTTTCGCCGAAGGCTACGATGTCCTGATCGTAGCGGCAGTAGCGTTGTTTGGAGGCAAAGCCTTCGCCAAAGCTGAACTCTATCAGCATGGTATAAGAGCTTGCTGCTGAGGAGGCTAGGGAGGATTCTGCCATGTTCTTATCTCCGGGAATTGATTGCTTGCCCGTGGTTGTCTTGTCCGAAATGCCATTTGTTCATAGGACATCGCTTGGAGGCCCACCAGATAGCCCGTTGCAGATGACAGCCGCAATGACTGCAGCAGAAGTCCTTATGCGATGTCTGGACCAAAAACTTACAGGAGGAACAAGCGGCCCAGCGGGCCTGTGCGGTAAACTCATCGACTTTGACTTGTTTGCCTCTGAGGAAGATGCCTGCTGTTCGCACTAGTTCCCAGGAGAAGCGGGCCGCTCGTTCGGGCAGAGAAGGTAGCGACTGGCTCATATTGTTATCTCCTCAATCAGGGCGGTGGACTCTCCGGGCCCCTCTAGCTCGACCGGAGTAACGCAGTTGTTTTGGGAGTTGCCGAAGTTGATGTTTGTACTGGAACCGCGAAGCACCAGACTCACATAGTCCTCGGTATCGAAGCAGAAGGACAGGGAAAGCAACGGCACCCCTCCTGACGGCCAGTAGTAGATGCTCTGGCCCTTCTGGCCCAGGTCTCTCACTTGTGTAAGCAATCGCCCGTTGTTGTCCCGTAGGCCTGTTTCTCCTTCGAGAGAATATAAAGAATAGGTGCAAGGATGTTCCGGGTTCTGAGGCACGTCGATGACGGCGGGGTATAGGGTTATATTCCATTGCTCATCGTACTCATACGCCTGAATGCCCCACGGCTCCGTGCCGAACGTGATCCGTATGCCGTTCTGTAGGCTCTCGCAGCACGTAGAGCAGGGCTCTGGTGGCGAAGGAGGAGGAGTCATAGACCACGGGCCGTTGAAGGCAAGACCTGGGCTGCTAGGCGTCGAGCCACCCTCCTCGATCACCCCGCCCCCACCGCCCCCTCCTTCAAGGTCCGGTACGGTGATGTCTTGTTCATTGACTACTTCGACAAGCTCCACGGAGGAGGAAAAGACGCTATCGTTGTGCCAGGTCTCTTCCAAGACATCGCTTGCAAATCGCACACGGCGGGCAATACTCACTCGCCTGATCTGATCTAGGGTCAAGGGCGGCAGTTCTGCGGTGAAGCTCACGATGTCGGTATCGTTGACGCGATAGACCTGGTAAATGTCTCGAATGATCCAGGCACCTGCGGTGGTTTCCAGGCAAACATGAGAGCGGAAGGGATGCCAGTCGGAGAGTTCCCCGACTGCTTCGACGCTGATAGAGCTTGTTGAGATGGAGGTGAGGGCGAGCGAGGACAGGGGCGAGGGCAGCCAGAAGGGATAGGTGCGGCCTCCGCGAGAGTCGAAAAATTCCAACAGGCGGTAGGCCTCTTCCCGTGAGTCGAACAGCAGGTCGAGCTTGAAGGTGAAGTAGGGCCGTAGGCCTTGGGGATTGTCCACGGCTCCGACCCCCGCCGAGACGGTTCGGGTAAAGCGTCGCGTGCCTGTCTGGCAGTTGTCCCAATCAATCTCGAAGTCAAAGATAGGCAGGTTATCGACATCATGGAAGGGCGTAGCGGGAGGGATTTCATTGAGCGAGGTCTTGGTGCTGAGTGCTGCGTGCCCTTCAAGCTCGGTGACTTGGAGGTCCGTGCCTAGGGTTTGATCGGTCAGGAGGTCGGCGGAGGTGTTGGCCAGCAGGCGGCTTTCTATCAAAGGAAACACCAGCGTGCCAGAGGGCCAGGTGTTCTGCAGAGGGCTGAGCAGACTCAGATTGTTGGCCGTTACGCCGCTGACGTGAGCGATTTCGTAGACGGCTCGCTCAGGGTCGGTCAGGTCCGGGCGGGCCAGCAGCACCCGCATGAGGGCATTGAAATGGCGATCCGACGTAGGACAGGACAGGAGAGAAGCCCCTGTAGCGGCCTCGGCGTCCAGTTCCGTAAAATCGTGATAGAGAGGGGCGAGGAAGCGGGTGGAGGACATACGGGCGAGCACGGCTTGCAGGAGATTGGCCGATTCCTGGGACATGGCGTGCAGGGTGTAGCCGAGGGTGCGGACGGGCTTGCTGACCAGGCTACGTCGAGCTTCGGCCAGGGACTCAGCATAGAACACGTCCGTATTCCACGTAGATCGCAAGATGACGTTTTCGGTCCAGTTGGCCAGAAAGAGGGCCGAGTGTTCCCATAGCGTACCGGCGACAGCCGCATGGCTTTTGTCGGTAAGCGGGTGCATGGTGTCCCAGGTTACGGGATTTTCCGCCAGCACCAGTAACGCGGATTGTGTTGTGCGAGCAGACGTAGTCATAGAAAGATCGTGAATCCTATTTCCAGGGCGTCAACGCTTGCCACGGCCCAATGAAGCGACCCATCCGGGTCGTATTCCCAAATGTCGGCATGGGCGGCGTAGGAGGACGTGAGTTCGTGAGCGTCCCCCGTTGCCTCTAGGGCGTTGGACTTAATGACATTTTTGATCTGGCGAGGGTCGGTGCCGTCTTTTCTGGCTCTGGCTACCACCATAATCCCGGCGATAGTATCCGTGATCTCGTCGCTGGGCAACGAGTCAAACAAGTACCTGTCCTTGGCGTTGACGGTGCTTTCGTGTACATAGGAAGCATCGTCGTCAAGAGAGGGATCGTCAAGCTCGACATAGTTGCTGCCTCCGCCCAGGGGGGTGAAGTCGATTTGGCTGCTGTCGGCAGAGGGGAGCAGTGTGCAAATGCGGCGTTCGCCTCCCGCGAAGAAGTCGTTGTTCTTGGTTCCGGCAGTATCCAGGACGTAGAGGTTGTCGAAGGACGCGGGCCCGGAGAGGCGAAGGGCATTGGCGTAGGCGTTTGACGAGTATATCGTGTTTCCCGTGAACTCGATCCAAGCCGTTCCGTTTACTTTGACGGTGACTTGTCCCCCGGTTTCGGAAAAGGACGCCTTCACCTCAATGTAGTACCAAGCTCCGGGAATCATTTGGTAGGAGCTAGAAGCCAGCAGGATGTAGCCTGTGTCGGTGAAGCGGTACAAGGACAGTCGGTGATTTGTCTCTTCTTGGAGGCGGAATTGAACGGAGGTGCCGTCCAGGAAGGATAGCAGGGCACTGGCGTCCGGGTTTTTCAGGTGGAACCCGCAAATGAGCGTGCTGTAGTTAGCACCCAGGCTTTTTTCGATGTAGTGATCGTTGGCGGAGAGGCAGAGGCAGGAGTCAGCAAAACGACCGGGCAGGAAAGAGGCCCCGACCAAGGCTGAGCCGGAAGTCCAGCCCCCTAGACCGTCAACGACTTTGTCGGGGTCGCCGTAGTGATCGAAGCCGTCCATGAAGAGAATAGACATGTTGTTTATGCTCCTATAGAGGCCTTGACTTGACTGCGGTGCCGTTGCAGGAATCGCAACATAGCGTCCTTGCCTCCGGCCAAGAGCCGGTCCATGCTCTGGTTGTCGCCGACAACGATGGACACTCCGGGAAGGTCGGAGGATTTGTTGGCGGCAGGCTTGTGCGAGGACGTAGAAGAGCTTGAGATCATACCGCCTTCGGCAAATCCCGGAAGGCGAGGGCGTCGGACGGAGGCGGAAAGAGGGGCCAGGGCACGTAACGAGAACGGGTCTACGAGACCTTCGTTGATGGCGTTGATGACCTTAGAGCCGTACTTGCGAACGGAGGCAGCCCGGATGACCCATTCGCCGGGAGCGGCCCAGATTGGTACGGTGTCGGAGGGGTGCAGGCC